CGGCAGAAGCAGAAAAAGCTTATTATGCTTCCATCGGAAACGATGATCTGGCAGCCTGAGTTCACAGATAAAACACTCTCCAGGAAACCCGGGGCGGTTCAAACCGAAGAAGTGGACCAGCTGGCATCAAAGTTAATGGCTGCAAGTGAGGAACTTCAAAAGCTGGGATGTTCATTTTACTCATGCGATGTCAGTTCATGTTCGATTTATCTGACTGTATCTGGAAGAAGGGTTGGCTGGCATTCATACGGAAAAGACGGCAACGGTGAAGATATATTGCTCCCTACCCCCGACAAAGATAAATGCATGTTTGACGCAGAACACAAAATAACAAAAAGGTTTGATGAAATCTGCGCATTGCAACAAAAACTTGAAGCCAGGAAAAAGGATATAGAATCAAACGTATGGGCTGCTTTGAACTCAGTCACAACAGTTAAGCGACTTATTGAAGTTTGGCCTGAAAGCAAAGAGTTGCTACCAAAAGAAGCAGATAAAGCAAGTGCAGCACTTCCTGCTTTACGGGTAGAAGATTTGAATAAGATGATTGGACTTCCTTCCGAGGCCGCATAATCGGCCTTTATTTTTGGCATAAACAACAGAATAAACACTGCACTGTGTATTCATTCCAACGAGTGAATACACGGAGCAATGTCGCTCGTAACTAAACAGGAGCCGACTTGTTCTGATTATTGGAAATCTTCTTTGCCCTCCAATGTGAGGGCTTTTTTATATGCATACCAATAACGCTTCACTAGAGGCGTTTTCGTTATGTGTAAATAAATAAGGAGCACACCATGCAATATGCCATTGCAGGGTGGCCTGTTGCTGGCTGCCCTTCCGAATCTTTACTTGAACGAATCACCCGTAAATTACGTGACGGATGGAAACGCCTTATCGACATACTTAATCAGCCAGGAGTTCCCAAAAATGGATCAAACACTTATGGCTATCCAGACTAAATTCACTATCGCCACTTTTATTGGTGATGAAAAGATGTTTCGTGAAGCCGTCGACGCTTATAAAAAATGGATATTAATACTGAAACTGAGATCAAGCAAAAGCATTCACTAACCCCTTTCCTGTTTTCCTAATCAGCCCGGCATTTCGCGGGCGATATTTTCACAGCTATTTCAGGAGTTCAGCCATGAACGCTTATTACATTCAGGATCGTCTTGAGGCTCAGAGCTGGGCGCGTCACTACCAGCAGATCGCCCGTGAAGAGAAAGAGGCAGAACTGGCAGACGACATGGAAAAAGGCCTGCCCCAGCACCTGTTTGAATCGCTATGCATCGATCATTTGCAACGCCACGGGGCCAGCAAAAAAGCCATTATCCGTGCGTTTGATGACGATGTTGAGTTTCAGGAGCGCATGGCAGAACACATCCGGTACATGGTTGAAACCATTGCTCACCATCAGGTTGATATTGATTCAGAGGTATAAAACGGATGAGTACAGCACTCGCAACGCTGGCAGGGAAGCTGGCTGAACGTGTCGGCATGGATTCTGTCGACCCACAGGAACTGATCACCACTCTTCGCCAGACGGCATTTAAAGGCGATGCCAGCGATGCGCAGTTCATCGCATTGTTGATCGTCGCCAACCAGTACGGCCTTAATCCGTGGACGAAAGAAATTTACGCCTTCCCTGATAAGCAGAACGGCATCGTTCCGGTGGTGGGCGTTGATGGCTGGTCCCGCATCATCAATGAAAACCAGCATTTTGATGGCATGGACTTTGAGCAGGACAATGAATCCTGTACATGCCGGATTTACCGCAAGGACCGTAATCATCCGATCTGCGTTACCGAATGGATGGATGAATGCCGCCGCGAACCATTCAAAACCCGCGAAGGCAGAGAAATCACGGGGCCGTGGCAGTCGCATCCTAAACGGATGTTACGGCATAAAGCTATGATTCAGTGTGCCCGTCTGGCCTTCGGATTTGCTGGTATCTATGACAAGGATGAAGCCGAGCGCATTGTCGAAAATACTGCATACACTGCAGAACGCCAGCCGGAACGCGACATCACTCCGGTTAACGATGAAACCATGCAGGAGATTAACACTCTGCTAATCGCCCTGGATAAAACATGGGATGACGACTTATTGCCGCTCTGTTCCCAGATATTTCGCCGCGACATTCGCGCATCGTCAGAACTGACACAGGCCGAAGCAGTGAAAGCTCTTGGATTCCTGAAACAGAAAGCCACTGAGTAGAAGGTGGCAGCATGACACCGGACATTATCCTGCAGCGTACCGGGATCGACGTGAGAGCTGTCGAACAGGGGGATGATGCATGGCACAAATTACGGCTCGGCGTCATCACCGCTTCAGAAGTTCACAACGTGATAGCAAAGCCCCGCTCAGGAAAGAAGTGGCCTGACATGAAAATGTCCTACTTCCACACCCTGCTGGCTGAGGTTTGCACCGGTGTGGCTCCGGAAGTTAATGCTAAGGCGCTGGCCTGGGGAAAACAGTACGAGAACGACGCCAGAACCCTCTTTGAGTTCACTTCCGGCGTTAATGTTACTGAATCCCCGATCATCTATCGCGACGAAAGTATGCGCACCGCCTGCTCTCCCGATGGTTTATGCAGTGACGGCAACGGCCTTGAACTGAAATGCCCGTTTACCTCCCGGGATTTCATGAAATTCCGGCTCGGTGGTTTCGAGGCCATAAAATCGGCTTACCTGGCCCAGGTGCAGTACAGCATGTGGGTGACACGAAAAGATGCCTGGTACTTTGCCAACTATGACCCGCGTATGAAGCGTGAAGGCCTGCATTATGTCGTGGTTGAGCGGGATGAAAAGTACATGGCGGGTTTTGACGAGATGGTGCCGGAGTTCATCGAAAAAATGGACGAGGCACTGGCTGAAATTGGTTTTGTATTTGGGGAGCAATGGCGATGAAGCATCCTCACGATAATATCCGGGTAGGTGCGATCACTTTCGTCTACTCCGTTACAAAGCGAGGCTGGGTATTTCCCGGCCTTTCTGTTATCCAAAATCCACTGAAAGCCCAGCGGCTGGCTGAGGAGATAAATAATAAACGAGGGGCTGTATGCACAAAGCATCTCCTGTTGAGTTAAGAACGAGCATTGAGATGGCACATAGCCTTGCTCAAATTGGAGTCAGGTTTGTGCCAATACCAGTAGAAACAGACGAAGAATTTCATACGTTAGCCACATCCCTTTCGCAAAAGCTGGAAATGATGGTGGCGAAAGCAGAAGCAGATGAGAGAGACCTGGTATGACAACCACTGAATGCATTTTTCTGGCAGCGGGCTTCATATTCTGTGTGCTTATGCTTGCCGACATGGGACTTGTTCAATGACACCTCAGCAAGAAAACGCCCTTCGCAGTATTGCCCGTCAGGCTAATTCTGAAATCAAAAAAGCCAGACAGCAGTTTCCGGATAAAAACGTCGATGACATTTGCCGTAGCGTACTGAAGAAGCACCGCGAAACGGTAACGCTGATGGGATTCACACCGACTCATTTAAGCCTGGCGATCGGCATGTTAAACGGCGTCTTTAAGGAACGGTGAGCATGAAAAACAAAATCATCATGGAGCTACAGGCTCCTTTTTTATTATTCGCATTCACCCTCAAGCGTATTAACCAACAATTCAGGGATTAATGAAAGATGGCAGACATCATTGATTCAGCATCAGAAATTGAAGAATTACAGCGCAACACAGCAATAAAAATGCGCCGCCTGAACCACCAGGCTATATCTGCCACTCATTGTTGTGAGTGTGGCGATCCGATAGATGAGCGAAGACGCCTGGCTGTTCAGGGTTGTCGGACTTGTGCAAGTTGCCAGGAGGATCTGGAACTTATCAGTAAACAGAGAGGTTCGAAGTGAGCGAAATTAATTATCAGGCACTGCGTGAAAAGGCAGAAAAAGCAACTAAAGGAAGCTACATCGTAGGGCATACATCTGTTAATCGGCATGGCAATTTAACAGGAGTTTTTGTTTGTCAAAAATGGAAAGGAGAACCCGGTGGCGTGATTGCAGAATGTCACGTTAACTGCCTGGTTGAAACAGATGCTCAGGCTTATGCAAACGCTGAATTCATAGCAGAGGCTAACCCGGCTACCGTGCTGGAACTGCTGGATGAACGGGAAAGAAACCAGCAATACATCAAACGCCGCGACCAGGAGAACGAGGAGATTGCGCTTACGGTTGGGAAGCTGCGTGTTGAGCTTGAAGCAGCAGAGAACAACCTTATTGATAGTGAATGCCATGTTGCTGAACTGGAAGAAGCTCTACGCGATAAGCAGGCGTTACTTGAAGCCTCAGAAAAGCGCAACGCAAAATTACAAAGCGAGAATGCATACATCCGCAACCGGTACAAAGAACTGGACCTATTAATCGGGAAAAACATTCTGGTCATGCAGGCTGCCATTATCGAATGGCAGGCAACTGGCGACGCTAAGAGCGGACTAGCATGGATTTATAACACACTGTTTGGCCCTGGCGAATTACCGGACGAATCTGAGAAAGATGCTCAGGCCTACTTTAATCGCAAATATGCACCGATTGACGAAAATCTCATGGAGCTTCACAAGTGGTTTTGGGAACAAAGTGAAGCCGAGCGCGCCGCTGGCATTCGCATCAAAGGAGAGTGATATGAGCGCTATAACCAAAGATCGACTACTGACAATCAAGCAGTGGCGCGAAACATACGGACCGGGTAGCAACGTTGTACTGCCAGCAGAAGAAGCGGAAGAACTGGCACGAATTGCGCTGGCATCACTGGAACGCGAACAGATTCGCCACGAGCATGCCAAATGGTCTGACTCCACATTTGGCTGCGTTGGCCCCATTGGTCCGCTGAAACATCTCTCAAAAGAGGCACTGGAAGCCGCAGCCGAACCAGACGATCTTAGCGAGTGGGCTGATATGCAGTTTCTGTTGTGGGATGCACAGCGCCGTGCTGGCATCAGCGATGCTGAAATTAACGTTGCTATGGAAGATAAATTGAAGATCAACATGGAGCGCCAGTGGCCTGAGCCAAAAGATGGTGAGCCTCGCTTGCACATTAAAGAACCCGGCAACTCTCCGGTAACTCCTGATGGTTGGATAAGCTGTAGTGAGCGAATGCCGGATACCAAAACAGCCGTTCTTGTTGCCAGGGAGTTTGACAGGAAAGGTGACTGGCGAATGAAATGGGCGACTTACATCCCGGGGCATCCTGACGCTAATGATGGGTGGATAATTCCTGGTGCGTCGTGGAAACCGTCACACTGGATGCCGCTACCAGAGCCTCCCCTTTGATAGCTAAGCTTATACATATCTTTTACATCAGCAATCTATTGTTAATCTCCAATCAATGTTACGTTGTCATCTCTCTCATGCTTTGGAGGTAGTGATATGTCTTGTCCAAAATGCGGTTCTGGAAATATTGCAAAAGAAAAAACAATGCGTGGATGGTCTGATGATTATGTGTGCTGCGATTGCGGATACAACGACTCTAAAGACGCATTTGGAGAGCGTGGTAAAAACGATTTTGTCAAAATTAATAAAGAACGCGAAGGCAACGAAAAAAGCTAATTTATTTATTCATATATGAAAACAATGTAACCAATATTCGAATTGAAGAACTGAAAGAACACCAAGCCGCCTGATGGCGGTTTTTTTTATTGGAGACAAGAAATGTCAGATTTGGCTATGAAGGTTTTGAAATGGCAATCGACTGGCGATGTTGGCATCAGTAGCGCAACTCTTGCCTCAATCGCATGTGGACTGAAAAAGAATATCTATGGTCATCACTTCGGCGCTCCCCATGACGCAGCCGATTTCAGACGATGCGTTGCACTTGTTGAGCAGATTCCAGAAATCAGAGATTCATTCAACAAGGTTGCAAAGCGCGTTCCGGCATTCAAAGGAATCCTCAACGAATGGGATTCCCTCGTTGCTCTGTTGAAGTCTGAAATGAAGATACACGGAAACAAAGCACCAGAGACTTACAGAAGAATCAGCGAGCTACGCAAGGACTAACCATGAAATAACACCGCCTCACACTCGGTGAGGCCTGTTCATTGCTCAATGATATCCAGACCTACCATCGCCGCATCAATGCGGCTTTTTCTTGCGTGTAATTGCGGAGACTTTGCGATGTACTTGACACTTCAGGAGTGGAACGCTCGCCAGCGACGCCCAAGAAGCCTTGAAACAGTTCGTCGATGGGTGCGCGAATGCAGGATATTCCCTCCTCCGGTTAAGGATGGAAGAGAGTATCTGTTCCACGAATCAGCGGTAAAGGTTGACTTAAATCGACCAGTAACAGGTAGCCTTTTGAAGAGGATCAGAAATGGGAAGAAGGCGAAGTCATGAGCGCCGGGATTTACCCCCTAACCTTTATATAAGAAACAATGGATATTACTGCTACAGGGACCCAAGGACGGGTAAAGAGTTTGGTTTAGGCCGAGACAGGAGGATAGCAATCACTGAAGCAATACAGGCCAATATTGAGTTACTCTCAGACAGCGGACGCAAATCACTAATAGACAGAATTAAAGGCGGTGACGCAATCACTCTTCATGTGTGGCTTGACCGATATGAAACAATCCTCACCGAAAGGGGGATCAGGCCGAAAACTCTACTCGACTACGCCAGCAAAATCAGGGCAATCCGAAGAAAATTGCCGGACAAACCGCTCACTGACATATCAACGAAAGAAGTGGCAGCAATGCTAAACACCTACGTAGCAGAAGGTAAAGCAGCTTCCGCAAAATTAATCAGGTCAACCCTTGTTGACGTTTTTCGTGAAGCAATAGCCGAGGGGCATGTGGCAACGAATCCGGTAACAGCAACCCGTACAGCAAAGTCAGAAGTAAGGCGCTCAAGGCTGACAGCTAATGAGTATGTCGAGATTTACCATGCAGCCGAACCTCTCCCTATCTGGCTAAGGCTGGCGATGGATTTGGCCGTCGTTACAGGGCAGAGAGTCGGCGATTTGTGCAGAATGAAATGGTCAGACATAAACGACAACCATCTTCACATTGAACAGAGTAAAACAGGGGCTAAACTCGCCATTCCGCTAACGCTAACGATTGACGCGCTCAATATCTCATTGGCTGATACACTACAGAAATGCAGGGAGGCCAGCAGCAGTGAAACTATAATCGCATCAAAGCATTACGATCCTCTTTCCCCGAAAACAGTATCAAAGTATTTTACAAAGGCGAGAAATGCATCTGGACTCTCATTTGATGGAAACCCGCCAACATTCCATGAACTGCGTAGCCTGTCAGCGAGGCTATACCGGAACCAGATTGGCGATAAATTTGCTCAACGTCTTCTCGGGCATAAATCAGATTCAATGGCGGCGCGGTATAGAGACAGCCGTGGACGGGAATGGGACAAAATTGAAATCGACAAATGA